CTGCATCGTATGCTTGTACAGTTACACCTATGTCGCCAGTAGTTAAACCACCAGAAATATTAAATGCAGCTTGATCCCAGGCAGCACCGTCCCAAACATAAAGTTGATTACCTGAACTATTCCAGTACAAAGCACCAGTAAGCAGTGCATTGCCGTCATTATCTAAAGACGGTGGACTAGATTTAGATCCAAGATAACGATCATCAAAATCGTCATACGAAGTAGCTGCATTACTTGCAGACGTAGCTGCAGCAGATGCACTACTAGAAGCATTGTTGGAATAGGTTAGTGCATTGGCTTCGGAGTTAGCTGCATTAGAAGCAGACACAGAAGCAGCAGCAGCACTAGCAGCAGCACTCGTTGTACTGCCAAACAAAGTGTCAATATAATACTTTGTAGCTGCATCTTGATTGCCCGTAGGATCTCCAAGACCTGTAATCTTGTTTGTTCCCATAGCAATAGCACCAGTCATAGTGCCGCCAGAAAGATTTAGCTTTGTAGCATCTTGCGTATCTACGTAATTCTTTGTAGCTGCATCTTGTGTGCTAGTTGGGTCACCCATGCCGGTAATCTTGTTGGTGCCCATAGCAATAGCACCGCTCATCGTACCACCAGCTAAAGCAAGGCGGGTATCCCGTTGTGTGTCTACATACACTTTAGTAGCTGCATCTTGGTTACTTGTCGGATCACCCATACCAGTGATCTTATTAGTACCCATAGCAATTGCACCCGTCATGGTTCCACCAGACAGGTTCAACTTAGTAGCAAGGGAATTGGTTACAGTAGTAGAAAAGTTAGCATCATCGCCTAATGCCGCTGCAAGCTCATTAAGCGTGTCCAGTGCCCCCGGAGCAGCATCTACTAGGTTAGATACCTGGGTGTCAACATAACCCTTTGTAGCGGCATCTGCGCTGTCTGTGGGGGTGCCTAGTCCTGTGATCTTGTTAGTGCCCATTGCAATGGCACCAGACATTGTTCCACCAGACAGGTTAAGTTTGAGTGCAAGGCCAGTGTCTACATAGCCTTTTGTAGCTGCATCGTTTGTGTTAGTGGGGGAAGCAAGGTTAATAATGGTAGCTGAAGTAGCACCATCCATGTCCAACGTACCAGCTATGGTTACGTTATTAAAAGTAGACGTACCACTAGCAGCAGTTACGTTACCCGTGAGATCACCAGTTACATTACCAGTTACATTGCCTGTCAGGTTGCCAGTTACGTTACCTGTAACAGCACCAGTAATAGGGCCACTAAAACCTGTTGTAGCTGTAATTAATGTACCTGTAATAGCTGCAGCACTAGCAGATCCGATGACAGCAGCGTCAATCGTACCGCCATTAATATCTGCAGTATCGGCAACAAGGCTATCAACAGTAGCCGTACCATCAATAAATAGGTTCCTAAACTCAAACGAAGAACTTCCAAGGTCAATGTCATCGTCAGTTACGGGGATAATGGCACCATCTTGTACACGAACTTGTTCAGTAGAAACTGTAGCAACTTCAACAAACATACTGACACGGTTATTGTTTGTGTCAATGCTTACTTTGTTCTTTGCATCGGCATCTCCGATTAAAGGAATCAAAGCACCTTCAGTAGCAGTACCGTCATGCTTGTGCCCGGTAGCTACAATGAAAGCATCACGCAGTGCGTTTAATTCATTATTAACTGGGCCTGACCTTACTACTGCGGTAGGCACAATATCTGCAGCAGATTGTCTATCGTATCCAGCCAAAATAGTTCTCCCTTAACGTCTATCGTTATAAGCAAAATTCAAAACAAATCCTTGGACTGTATGACTAGCGTTCGTGTCATTGGTGACATAACGATACGCAACAGAAAAACCAGAACCAGAGATATTTGTTTTTACAACAGGTGATGGGTTACCGTCATAAACAGCAGAGGCATCGTATAATGCTTCATTATAAAATGCTGCTGCACCGCCAGTAGTTATGTTGTAGTTGTTAGGATTAAAAACATTTACAGAGTCATCAAAATCGTAGCTAACAGAAAACACAATATTACTAGCGCCTTCACTACGCAAGAATGTAGAAATGCTGTAGAAATTCTTTCTTACTGTAGGATCTTCAAAGTAATAATAAGGCGTTTGATAAATACTCAATATAGGAGCAGTAGCAAAAGAAGTGCCTTTTTCTTGTCTGTGTACTTTGCCGTCTGTGCCACCATGAATTACAAATTCTTCAGCGCCTACAAAGTCACTATCAGCACAGGCTACAGCAAAACCAAATATCTGACCAAACTCAAAAGAAAAACCTCCGCTTGGATTCTGTCTTATGCCCCCAAGTATATTAAATGTATTTTCGTCAGGTATAAAAAATCTAAACTGTGTTTTGTTCCTAATAACTACAGCACTTAACTTTTCAGGATTAATATTAGAACTTACAATCTCACCAAGCAAAATAGAAATACGAGATTGAATAGACTTAGATATATTCTGCAGTTCAATGTCGTTTAATCTTTCTGTACCTGCGATTGGTCGGAACCCATCAGCAGAAAGAAAGATAAGATTACCTGCAAGTTCTACTACAGAGTCAGGGGCAACACACCCTAGGTTTGTAGTTACTTCCTCAAGTACAAAATCTGCAAGGCTAGTGCCTCGCAATACTTTAATCTGGTTAATACCGAACACATACAAAGAATCACGGAACTGTTTAATCTGTACAATATCAAAGCCTACATTGATAACACCAGAGCCATTGGCAGGGTTAAAGTCTGTAGGATTAAACGGCGAGGAAAAGTACAGATTATACGGATCTGTAGTATCTCCTGCTAAAAACAAATGATTTTTAAATACGTCTATAAACTTAGGAGAGTTTGGTGCATTAGCATGGGTAATCTGTGTGTAAGTTGTACCATCATATGTAGCTGCAGGATTAATACCGTCAGCTAAAGCAATCTTTCTAGTACCCCAATTAAACTTAGAAAACCGTACTTTGTTTACCCCAACCATTGTAACCGAGCCGGGGGTTGTGATAGCTGTCCATGTGCTAGTCGAAGCAACCCATCTATAAAAATAGTTAGTACCGGAACTTGGTCTACGGCAGGCGAAGATATTGTTATTAAGACCTTCAGCTACACAAACACCAAGGATACTACCTGTCCCAGACACTGTGCCATAGTCATTACTAAAGCCACTTATTCGTCTATAACCACCAGCAAGTGATGGTTCATAATTGACCAGTTCAATCGCTGACCCAGGCGCATTCTCAGCTTGAAAAAGTAAATCCCTATTAGTGTTTAATCCACCAATACAGTTTACTTTATAAGCACTAACTCTATCTGCCATTAAACCACTCGTGGGAAATACATAGGCCGCATAATGTACGTTGACCGCATATTGACTGCGTCATCCACAAGAACCCTACGCATAGTTCTAATACCTTGATCAAACTTTTCTCGGTGCAGTACACCACTTTGTTCGTTAGACCTAAAGAACATAATATATGATACAGCACCATCAATGATTACATTTTTAAACCTGTCAGGTATAACTGCAGTATCTGTAAATGCGCTTAGTTCTGCAGGAAAACTCCAATACTTATATTCAACTTCATATGCTGCATCAGGTATAGGAGTAACACCAAACTTTAATTCTTGTGTTTGATATACATAAGTAGGCGAAGTATATCCACCAGTAGATGACGTATCTTCGTTAGGCCGATACCGACTTGTATATTCATCAAACGTAATAAGCTGTAACTTTCGTGGATCATTATTAGCAGCAGTTAGGATCTTTAAATAAAATGAATCCCAATCTACGTTTGATGCGTCAGCAGGAAATGCGTATTGTTTTGTACCTATAGTAAGAGTTTGTGTATAGGTAGTTAATGTAAAAGGCCACTCTTGTGCAGAGTGTAAAATCTCTCTAATACTTGCGTTAATAGCATCCTTGGCTAAAGCTTGTACGTTTCTTGCTGTAGCAAAGTCAGTAGAATCCATCTGGACTTCATTGAGTCGCCGTAGCAGTTCGTTGGTTAAGTCGAGATAGGTAGCCATAGATGCGAAGTATTAAGGTAAGCACTACTTACAACATAAAAATGGGGTGGTACCACACACGCAGCACCACCCCTTGCTTAATTAACTATTAAGCGAGTTGGTCACGATCTACTTCATCGGTCAACTGTTGGATGCTATTGCAGTCAACAGCAACTGCAAACACACGAAGTTTACCAGTAGTAACCGAACCAGTTACAGCCAGCTTAACGTCAATAGTGTCAGCGGTGCTAACAAATTGAGTATAGTTGGGGCTGCTAGTTCCAATAACGGTACCGTTAGAGCCAGCAGCAAGGTAACCAGTAGAAGCTACGCTTGCACCGTCAACAATGTCATCGCCAGCAGCAAAGTCAATATCTACCGTAGGCGTAGTACCATTAAAGGCAGTAAGAACTTCTGCGCCTGCAGCAACTACTAGGGTGCCAGCAGGAACGGTCAGCAGTTCAAACACGTCAGTGTTACCAGCAGAAGTAAAAGCACCTGCTTTGATAAGGCGAGGAATATCAAGCGTTGCCTCAATCATGTAGGTTTGATTCCGTACATCAGGATAGGTGCCAGAGGTGACATTTGCTCCACCAGCAACAGATCCGTTGGTTAGATTATAAGTAGCCATTTTTCAAATATCTCCTATTAAACACCAAGGTTATAACGAGCAACGGTCAGCCCCTCGGGACGGAGGATCTTCCGACCATAGAGGTGCATACCACGCACAATATCAGCAAAGCTGTCGGGGTCACGATAGCTTTCAGTCTTGGTGATCTGCTGTGCAGAAGCAACAGCACTGGAGTGACCGGCTACGATAATACCGTAGTTTGAAGACTGAGCGCCAGCGTTACTGGTCGAGGGGCCAGTTCCAACTTTCGGCAGGCTGTTGGAAACATAGATTTTAAAACCATGCAGGTTGTTAAGAACCAGACCGTTCTGCAAACCAGAACCACCAAAGTCACCGTTCAGAAGGCGGCTGTCCTCGTCCTTCAGAATCTCGTAGAACACGGGGTCAATAACAAGCCAGCGTCCTGCTTGATCGACAAACTGAGTATCCAGCAAGCGGCTCATACGAGCAATAACTTGCAGGGGGCTAACCAGGGTAGCCGACAAAGTAGTTTCGCCAGGAAGACGGGGGCCGAGAGGAATCGAATCACCAGCCGTACCGTCCGTGGTAAGCTGACCAGCAAAGCTAGTACGGTCAAGCTTCATGGACGAAAGCAGTTCATCCGAACCAGCAGAAGCAACAGCCTTAGTTCCAGGGGCCGTAGTACGAGCCGTGGAAGCAGCGGCATTCTTAGCAGACTGTTGGAAGCCGCACAGATAGCCAAGGATGTCAGCATCAAACTGGTCACGCAGACGATAAGCAGCACGATCAGAAGCCAGGGTCATAAAGTTGACATGGCTGTGAGCAGCTTCGATGTCATCAATCTTAAAGGCAAAGTAGTTTGCCTGATCGACAACCAAGGTGAAGTCCTCATCATCCAGATCCTGAGCAGTGATCTGAGTGCCACGAGCGTAGTTCTTAACCGTGATCTCGGGTTCTTTGATGATCTTAACAGAGTCACCAAAGTTAGAAATCTCACCGAAATAATCGGAGTTGGTAATAGCTTCTACGACAGAAGCACGACGGAAAGCAAGCTGTACTTGCTTGGAATAAATAACAGGGGAAAAGTTGCCATTCGGTAAGTTACCATACCCAGCAGCTGATGGAAATGCCATAATATATGTCCTCCTAAGACAATGTAAAAGGTAAAATAATATTAAACTACTATAAAGTAGCTTAAATTAAATTCGCTTAAACACTACTTCAGAGGCTGACATTGCTAGGTGCGCTTAAATCCAGTGTGCCCACTGAACTTAACCGGGCTAACAAACTTTCAGGTGTGTCTGATAGTTCGTTGTTTTGCGAGACTAAATGACAAAACAATAAAAATACTTCTTCAGTATATTCTTGTTTCATCTTATTAACAGCAGCACAGACTAATTGTATATTGCCTACAATATAACCTTTACTGCTGTCAGTTCTGTCTAGTGATACAGTATTAAACTGGTTGGCTTTTGCAGTTAGCGGCAGTTTAGTGTAAGTACACAGACCTTTTTGCTTACCCCAAGCATCTAATAATTCAGATTCTTGGATATTAAATTCTTTTTTGATTCGTTGTTTTGCCTTTGTTCTTAAAGCACGAAGACGGGAATCTATTTCTCTGTTAAATCTTGGCGTGTATGTTTTTCTATAAACAGACACTTTAACTTTTAGTTTATTTGCATTTTTTAAGTAGTATGCACTAGACTGTATTTTAGCACACTCTTTACATATATTTCTTATACCGTGTTTTTTACTTTTATCTATGTGGTATTCTGAAATATTTTTACTTAAAAAACAAACCCTACAAGTTCTGTTTAACATAGTACCCCCGTGAAAGGAAGGGCTATCTAGTGTTCACGGCACTAGAAGGGGAGCTACCCCGTTCACCCTTTAATTACTAAAACTACTTTGCCCACAGTTATATCTATTTATTCAAGTTTGTCAAGTGTTTATCGTGCTGAACCAGACAAATCGTAAATAAATTTACCAGCTTTAATTGCAGCTACAATTTCTTCCTGCCTAGCTTCGTACTCCCTGGAAGACATTTTTTCTACTTCAGACTCCTTAAGATGTCCAGAACTTTCGTTCTTGTCAGGGCGAATAGACCGGGAAGTATTCACACTCTTAGCTACTTCACGGTTGTACTCTGCAGAAGTTTTGCGTTTTCCGGTAATGCCCATGTCAGCTTTGTACAGATCAATAGCACGAGAGGCAGAGATAGCATCCGTGTCATTCTCATACAAAGCCTGCTGCACCCACTTAGGTTGATTATCTACCCATTCATGAAACTCATCTGAATCACGGATAGCATCAAAGTCAGGGTGAATACGCATCAACTCAGCTTCTGCTTTTTCCTTCTTAGTGTTGTATTGAATCTCGTCCAGTTCTTTTAGACGCTCTTCAATAGAGTGGGCCTGTTCTTTAGCTTTCTTAATTGCAATAGTCTCAACAATCTTAGCGACATCAGGGTACTCTCGTGCCCAGTTCTCTAGTTCTTGCTCAGACTTTGGCAGCTTAATCTGGCTTTTAGTACTTGCCTCTAACTGTTTCTTTAGATCATCAACTTGCTTTTGAAGATCAGCTTGTTGCTTTTGTGAATGCCTACGCAAATCCCCATACCGTTTCTTAAAACTTTGTTCTTCTTTAGAAAGGCTAGGATCGTTGTCTTCATCTTGCTCTGCATTACCTTTGTTATTATCCATCATGGTTTTTAGTTCAGCTTCTTCTTTTGCAATACGCTCCTCAAGAGCAGAACGGGTAGCAAAACCAGACATGGGTTTAATAGCAACAGCTTTAGGTGTAGTATCAACAACAGCTTCAGTCATTTTATTTCCTTATCAATGGGGCTTACCGTAGCCAGCATTTCTGGGGGATCAGGTCGCCATCGGGGTTAGGGTTATTGTATCTAATTAGCCCCGTCTAACTAGTTACTTTTTCTTGTAGATTCTCGTATCGCCGCTCCAGAAAGTCTTGCAATGTATTCAGGAGTTGAGTTCTTAATAGCTGTAGCCATGTCTTCACCACGAACAGCAGCCCTAGCAGCAGCCGCTACATACATCTGTGTTCCTTGCACAACAGTCTTTCTAGCCGCAGGAGACAGAGTCTTATCTAAGTTCTTAGCTACAGTATTAGCTGCTGCAGTGCTTACGCCCTGAGTGACTAAGCTAGTAGAGAACGCATCCATAAAGTCCCTGCCATGCACGGACTCAGCAATAGCACCACTAGCTACAGCCCCAGTAAAGATCTGCTGGAATTGTTTGACATCCAGGTTTACTGCGCTTGCCATAGCTTCTACGTTAGCTTGACCGCCCATTACGGTATTGGTAAATTCAGCAGCAGTAGCTTGTGCCCCACCGCCAATAGCACCAGCTAACATAGCTTTCTCTACATCGCCACCAGTAACAGCAGCCATAGTACCATTAAACGCTGCACCCACAATAGCACCGCCAGCAGCATTAGCAACAGCAGTAGGTATGTTTAAAGTTACAGCCAAGTCTTTACCTAAGGCTTCACCATACCCGCCAAGGTTGGTAGCAACAGTAGCGGTTGCGTATCCAACAGCCATAGACTTAAACACATCGCCTACATCGCCGCCCATACCGGCAGTCTGTAATCCTTTTAATGAAGCATATAAAGCTGCGTTTCCTGTAGCAATACCTATAAACTCTGCTCCAAAAGGTATTTTTGCAAAAGACCTTGCAACTTTTTGTGCT